GACTTCCATGCATAGCAGCGAATAAAGCTCCACCGAATACCCCTGCAACACCGAGCATATGGAACGGATGCATAAGGATATTGTGCTCTGCCTGAAAGACAAACATAAAATTGAAAGTCCCTGCAATACCAAGAGGCATACCATCACTGAAACTCCCCTGTCCAAATGGGTATACAAGAAAGACCGAGAAGGCTGCTGCCACTGGTGCTGAATAAGCGACACAAATCCATGGTCGCATTCCTAATCGATAACTAAGTTCCCATTGGCGTCCCATGTATGCTGCGATACCAATGAGAAAGTGGAACACAATGAGTTGATATGGTCCTCCGTTATATAACCATTCGTCGATGGTTGCAGCTTCCCAGATTGGGTAGAAGTGAAGACCGATTGCGTTAGATGACGGGACAATTGCCCCGGAGATGATGTTGTTTCCATATAGTAAAGAGCCAGCTACGGGTTCACGTATACCATCAATATCAACTGGAGGTGCAGCTATAAAAGCTATTATAAATGCTGTTGCAGCGGTTAAAAGTGCAGGGATCATAAGTACACCAAACCACCCCACATAGAGGCGGTTGTCTGTACTTGTAGTCCAGTCACAGAAACGCTGCCAATTGTTATTTGGTTTTGTTAGTGTGGCTGTAGTCATTTATGTAGTAAGGTTAAAAAATTCCTGGGATTATTTGCCCTGTTGTGGCATAGGCACCAAGAGCTGCCCAAATTCCTATCATAGCCCAGCGGCCATTTTGTAGTTCTGCGTTTTTGTTGTTCATAGTTAATACTTCAATAGGTGGTTCTTTAGCAAACATGTTTTGTTTACCATATTCAGTTGTAACTGTCATTTAAATTTAAGTGAGCGAACAGCGGCGAGGATGATAGGTCAGGTCGCCACAGTACAATTAAAATTTAACTGTATCTGATCGTTCTAATTTGTCAATTAGATCTTGTCTATAAGCAGGGTCCTTCTCATAACGAGGATCACTCATTGCTGCGATGACTTCTGCCTGACTTCTGAAAGTATCTCCAGAAGATTTTGGTGGTTTACCTGATAACATTCTTCCTTCATATCCATTTGCATTATCGTACTGAGCTTGTAAGCCACTGACTGCTAACTTAATAGCACCCATGTTACCAGAATCTAGTAGTTGATCAAATGATCCTACTTCTTCCTTGGTTAAATTCTTACCTGCCCATGAAACTAAAGTATCATATTGCTCCTTACCACCAACTACACTTCTTACCTCATCAATATTTTGTTGAGTTAATCCATCTTGAGTTGAACGGCTTTCTACTGGGTTAGCTTTTTGAGCTTGGAGATAAGCAGCAAGTAGATCTTTACTATCCATCTCACTTAGTTTACCTATAGTCTCTTCAGATAATTCTTTATCATTGTCCCAGTACTCAGCAGCTGCTTCATTAATCAATGAATATGCTGGAGAATCTTCTTTAGTTTCTTCCGTTTCTTCTGTCGTTTCTTTAGATGCTTCAGTATCTTCGGATTCCCCAGTTGTTTCGCTATCTTCAGAATTTTTTTCTCCAAATTTTGATTGAAGTTCAACATAAGCTTTCTCCAATTCTTCGGCGTTTTTATATTTACCAGCAAGTAATTGTTCTTGCTCTGCTTGCATTTTTTCGCCAACTTGCAGAGCCTCCTGTTCAGATTCGTTTAAGTTATCTTCAGTTGTGATGCTATCTGTACCTGCATCATAGGTCATTGTTTCTGCCATTTATTCTTCAGGTGGTGGTCCCATTCCAGGGTTTTTAGTAGGGTCTGCCATAGGTGCGCTAGCTAATTGACCAGCTTGTTCGACCATTGCTTGTTGAGCTGCAGCTTGTTGTTGTTGCTGTTGCTCCTGTTGTATTTGCTCTTCAGTCTTAACTAGATTTAATACATCTATACCTTGTGCAGCTGCCAATCTCTTGATAGCTTCTGAGGCATCAATGAATCTCATCAAAGCTTCGGGACCAAGTGTCTGTGCAATGGTACCTATGAACTGAGTAAGACTTTCTCTATCTTGTCCTCTACCTAAAGCGTTAACACCAGCTACGATCTGTGGTCTTACTAAATCCTTCGGTAAATTAGGTATCTCTTTACTACGTTGTAGTATTAAGAGAGTTCTATTTAAGTATGGTATAAGGAACTCAATAGTTAATAGTGAGAAAATCCCACCTAACTGTTGTTCTAATTCCATCTGTGTAAGACGTACTTCTTCTGCAGTTGTACGTTCAGATTGTCTAACATTCAGTTGCATGAATGCTTCTGATATTCTCCGCTCTAATTGTTGAGCCATTTCAGATGCAGTTCTAAAGTCTGCAGTCTTACCAACTTGTATAACAGCAACGTCTTCAGGTCTACCCTGAACGATTGCACCGTTACCAGCATTGGCTATAGTTTGTGGTTTAGTTGTGGAACTAGGAGAAACTAAGAATACTACTTTAGCAGCAGCAGCTGAACCTTCAACTAGTGCTTGTGACAGTCCTTCAAGAGACCTAAGATCACCAATGAATTCTTCAACTCTTCCTCTTCCATAATCTTCACCATCTACTGTATTGAATCGGAGAACTAGCCATGGACTTGCATTCTTTGGTGCTGTACTACGGCTACCAGCAATGATATGATCATCAGCTTCCTGGTGCCAGACCCAGCGACCGCTCTTGCTATCCAATTTGACACGGGTGTATACCTCAACGTCTTCTCCATCTGAGCCTGTTAAACCGCCCGATACATTGTTCGGTTCGGGATCAGGTAGCTCTACACCTAATAACTTTCTATTGATTAGTTCTTTTGTAACAATCTCTAAGACGTTACCGTTTCCATCTCTACTTACAACGTAACGATTTAATGGGAAGTGTTTTAAACCATCCTTACCCATAAATATTAAAGCGTTCCCACCTACAATAAGATGTTTAAGAGCTTGGTGTACGACAACCCTATCACTAGAAGCTGCTATGTAATCCATAATCATTCTCTCAATTTTAGAGAACGATAGGTCTAGCTCACTTCTAACTTCTTTAGGTATCTCATCACCAAGTTTATCATCTCTTACTTGTAGCTTGAAGAATGTAGTTTGAGGTGGCAGTAACGCTAGCATTAATTTAGCTGCTAACGTTACTACTGCCTTTGCTCCTACACTCTGCCAAGGTGTAATTAGATTACGATGATCTATTTTTAAATTTAAATCATCTTGTATTAGATACGGTAACGTGAGCTTAGAGCATTCAACTGCGGCGTCCAAAAACTGAGAACGATCCGAAGTTAATTTGCTGTAACACTCACGTGCGTTCATGCGTTTATGTCTCCTGTACCTGTACCTTCATTAATTGCACCCTCGTCTAAGTCAATCCTCAGGTCATCTGTACCTTCAGTTTGTTCGTTTTTCTTTTTCTTAGACTTACTTTCCCTTACATCTGCCTCGACATCTGTTTCGACATCAGCAGCGTCAGGTGTTGGTGCAGCTGGTGGTGGTGGTGGGGGAGGCGGCGGCGGTGGCGGCGGCGGATCCGGGAAGTCCGGAACATCTCTATCCCAGCACATTAAATTTCTTCCTCCATAATAGAGTTGATGTAATCGATTACGCTAGCTTGACCTGCACGATACATGATTGATTCGATAGGTTCTTTAGGATGAACTGGTTTCCAACCGAAGTTAGAATCAAGCCGAGCGATTAGTTCATCCAGTCGTGCGTTATGTAACTTAAGAGTATTGAGGGAGATTTGTGTTTGCATGTTCAAAAAAGGCGGGCATTCTAGCTCGTTGTGTCTCAGCAAATTCAGGTGCTTTACCTTCATACATTAGCCGATCACTAGCATTGAGCCAGAATTTTTTGTCTAAATATTTATCGTAGGTATTTCTACCTAGAGGTTGGAAGATCCAATTAATTGTGGCCTTCCTAAGTTTATCCAGAGATTGACTAGGAGTAAACCCCATATCAGAACATACGAGACTATTAGTGGCCACGTGTATTTGTTCGTCTCTGGAAATATCAGCTGATACCGTTCTGAGACCAGCATCGCCACAAAACCTAAAGAAAGGCAGAAGTACAAAGAATATAGCACGTTCAGCTACCAATGCTTTTAATAAGGTGTGGTCTGGATGTTCTTCCCATGCTGTTCTTAATCGAAATGCTTCGGCCTCAGCCTCAGGGTCAGTCCCAATTGAATTAGCAATATACCCAAGAGCAAGGTCATGATTTTCCTCATCTTTAACGTTTGATTCTAACAGTATTCGGGCAGATTCGGGAACGCCTTTATCAAGGCTTTCTGTAACCCATCCACCAACTGGTAACTCCATGTGGCGTATTGCAAGAGCACGGTAGATGGTTTCTTCAGCACCCTCTTTGAGTTTACCAGCTGTGGTTTGAACGGGAGTCCACTTTCGTTTTCTCCCAAGTAATTTTTCATATGGATCTTTTTTCATTATTCTTGACAATCGCAGTTTATAGCTTCATCTGATTTATCAGATAGTATATCCTGCAAGTAATCATCAACATCACTTTGATCTAATGCTGCATACGCATCTGTCTTATCTTGTGTATCGGCCATCACTTGCAGCGAGTAGTATAAGGAGGTTTGGGGTGATAGTAACCACTCTTCCACGAAGTTCCTGTCGTA